TGCTAACCTGACTGCAGGTAATGCTGCTCCAACAGGTGGTAATCAGTACTACGTTGTTGGTTATAAGGGTTCTTCACCTTATGACGCTGGACTATTCTATTGTCCTTATGTTCCTCTCCAAATGGTTCGTGCCGTTGGTGAGAACAGCTTCCAGCCCAAGATCGGCTTTAAGACCCGTTATGGACTCGTTGCAAACCCATTTGCAGAAGGTCTCACTCAGGGTCTCGGAGCACTCAAGACCAACTCTAACCGTTACTACAGAAGAGTTGCTGTTAAGAACCTTATGTGATCTATTTCACATAAAGATTCAAGAGGGTCCGCAAGGACCCTCTTTTTTTATCTAAATACTTAGAAAAGTCATGACCAGAGGGCAAATAGATAATAGAAACTTTTTATCCCCAACAGGATTTAAGTTTACTTTAACAAGAACTCCCAAAGTTGCATTTTTCTGCAATCAAGCTAATATTCCAGATTTAACTCTAGGTGTTGCAATACAACCATCCTATACAAAAATGCTCCCAACACCAGGAGACATTATTGAATTTGGTGATTTGTCTCTAAGATTTCTTGTTGATGAAAATCTTGAAAATTACATGGAAATTCAAAATTGGATAAGAGGACTTGGATTTCCTGAAAGGATAAGTCAGTTTGCAGAACTAGAAGAATCTGGTACAGTTCGTGGAAATTATGTGCAAGATAGACAAAACATTTATTCTGATGGAACTCTTCAGGTTTTAACTAGCAGTCAAATACCAAATTTTCAAATTTCATTTAAAGATCTATTTCCATATTCGTTATCTACAATGACTTTTGATGCAACAGACACTGACGTTCAATACTTTACTGCAGACGTGAGTTTCAAGTATACTATCTATGACATTGTTGATTTGAGTGGTAATCCGTTATATGGCTATTGATTTAGATACAATCCAAAAAATGTGGGAAGAAGATTCTAGAATAGATATCGATAATCTTCATACAGAATCTTTAAATATTCCAATTTTACATTCAAAATATTTTGATCTCTATAATACAATCAATCTATTAAAAAAGAAAGCGGAACAACAAAAGAAAAAAATAAGACATGAAAGATATGAATATTTTACAGGAAAAGCAGATCCCGATGTTTATCTAGAAAATCCTTTTCCCAAAAAAATTCGTGATAAAGAAACTCTTCAGGGGTACTTGGATTCTGATGAGAAGTTATCGCAAGTAGTTCTTAAAATAGAATACTATGAAACAATGTTAAGTTACATTGATAGTATTCTCAAAATGATTTCGAATCGGACTTATCAAATTAAAAACTCTATAGATTTTCTACGTTTTCAGTCTGGATTAGGGTAAATAAATACTCATAGCAATCATGATGCTATGAGTGACGTAATCATTGAAAAGAAAAATGAGGTTTACATTAAACTACACTGTGAATCTCATATTCTTTACGAACTTCAACCATATTTTACATTTGAAGTTGAATCTGCAAAATTTATGTCCCAGTATAGAAGCAGACACTGGGACGGAAAGATTCGTCTGTTAAGTACTCATACAGGTGAGATTTATGCCGGTTTGTTGGATAAAGTTATCGACAAACTAAAACTTCATAATTATACGTATGAGTTTAAAGAAAATAAATTTTATGGATTACCTTTTGAAATAAACGAAGGTATTTCGTATGAGGGTGTGAAAGATTATATGTCATCTATTTGCTCTCATTCTCCACGGGAGTATCAAGTAGAGGGAGTATGCGATGCTCTACGACATAACCGAAAATTACTGATATCACCCACAGCCTCAGGAAAATCCTTGATGATTTATTCCCTTGTAAGGTATTATGTAGATAAAGGACAAAAAATTCTTCTAGTTGTTCCAACGACATCTTTGGTAGAGCAGATGTACAAGGATTTTGAAGACTATGGTTGGAATGCTGATTCATATTGTCACAGGATTTATTCTGGTAGAGAGAAGACAAATGAACATCCAGTCACGATTACAACATGGCAATCTGTATATAAATTAGAGCGTTCATTTTTTGAAGACTATGGAGTAGTTATAGGAGATGAAGCACACTTGTTTAAGAGCAAGTCACTTATTGATATTATGACTAAACTTCATCATGCAAAATATCGTTTTGGTTTTACTGGAACTTTGGATGGAACTCAAACTCACAAGTGGGTTCTTGAGGGATTGTTTGGTCCTTCATATAAGGTTACTCGAACTTATGAGTTGATGCAACAAGGTCATATCTCTCAGTTAGATATTCGTTGTCTTGTTCTTAAGCACCCCCCACAAAAGTTTGAAACTTATGAAGATGAAATTCAATATTTAATTTCTCAGGAACAAAGAAATAAATTTATTACAAATCTTTCTCTTGACCTAAAAGGAAACACTCTTGTTTTATTTTCAAGAGTAGAAGCACATGGAGCAATACTCTATGAGAAGATAAATAACACTAAGCGAGGTGATCGTAAAGTATTTTTTATTCATGGTGGAGTTGATACTGAAGAAAGAGAATTAGTTAGAGAAATCACAGAAAGAGAAAATAATGCTATCATCGTTGCTTCTTACGGTACTTTTTCTACTGGTATTAACATCAGAAATTTACATAATGTTATCTTTGCTTCCCCTAGTAAATCAAGAATTAGAAATCTTCAATCAATCGGAAGAGTTCTCAGGAAAGGAAAAAACAAAGTAAAAGCAGTTCTTTACGATATCGCTGATGATTGTACATATAATTCGAGAAAGAATTATACTTTAAATCACCTCATAGAAAGAATTAAAATTTATAATGAAGAAAACTTTAACTATGAAATAATCACTGTACAAATTAAGAAAAAATGATAGAAGATGATTTTTACTGCACTCTTAAATTAAAAACAGGCGAAGAGATCTTTGCTAAAGTAGCAGCTTCAGAAGAGGAAGATAGAACTATTTTGATTGTTTCTAATCCAATTACTGTCAATGAAGTCAAAAGCAGAACAGGTATTGCTGGATATAAATTAGAACCTTGGTTAAAAACAACAACAGAAGATATGTTCATTATAAATCTTGACGATGTATTGACTCTTTCCGAATCTTCTGATATTGAAATGATTATGATGTATCAATCTTATGTTCGTCAGTCAAATAAAGATAAAAACAATGAACCCAAACTAAATCGTAGAATGGGTTACCTTGCAAATGTGAATGACGCTAAAGAGCTCTTAGAGAAGCTTTATAAAAATAGCTAAATTTAATCTTATCAACCTCGACAAAGGTAATTGTATCAAGTTTCAGATACCTTGTCAAGCATTTATATAAGTGGTATAATCTATACATAATAATGATAAAAACTTATGATTACCACAGCAGTTATGACCAAGAGAAAGAGGTCAGAGCACTATGTCAATAATAAAGAGTTTCTTGCTGCACTGATTAAGTATCGTGAAGATAAAGAAATTGCAGAAATTCAAGGAAAACCAAAACCTCCCATTCCCCGCTACATTGGGGAGTGTTTTCTGAAGATTGCGAATCACTTGTCATTTAAACCAAACTTCGTGAACTATATGTTCAAGGAAGATATGATTTCTGACGGTATTGAAAATTGTGTTCAGTATATTCATAACTTCAATCCAGAAAAGTCCCAAAACCCCTTTGCATACTTTACCCAAATTATTCACTACGCATTCCTTCGCAGAATCCAAAGAGAGAAGCGTCAGTTGGAAATCAAGAACAAGATCCTTGAACGGTCTGGATATTCAGAAGTGTTTGACGACAACAGCATTGACGGATCCAACTACAGCGATTATAATAGTATCAAGGACGCTGTTCATTCCAAACTTCGTTATTGATGAAAGTAGCAATTATTACTGACCAGCACTTTGGCGCAAGAAAGAATTCCAAACTCTTTCATGATTATTTTCTAAATTTCTACGATAATGTATTTTTCCCAACACTCGAAGAGCATGGGATTACTACTGTTGTAGATATGGGAGATACTTTTGATAGTCGTAAAGGAATTGATTTCTCTGCTTTATCGTGGGCAAAGAATAATTACTATGACCGTCTTCAAGAAATGGGTGTAAAAGTCCATACGATTGTAGGAAATCATACTGCTTATTACAAGAATACTAACAATGTAAATGCAGTTGATCTGCTTCTGCGTGAGTATGATAATGTAACTGTATATTCCGAACCAACTGAAGTCAAACTGGGAAATCTTAATACACTTTTTATACCCTGGATAAATCAAGAAAATGAGGAAAGCACTCTCAAACTTATTCAAAAAACAACTTGCCCATGTGCGATGGGGCACCTTGAACTCCAAGGATTTAGAGTTAATCGCCAAATCGTCATGGAGCATGGTTTGGAAAGCAAGCTATTTGAGAAGTTCGAACGTGTCTTCTCGGGACACTATCACACTCGATCGACTAACGGAACAGTCTTCTATCTAGGAAATCCATATGAGATCTACTGGACTGATGTAAATGACACTCGTGGTTTTACTATCTTCGATACTGAAACACTAGAGCATACTCCAGTTGATAACCCATATAAAATGTTTTATAACATTTACTATGAGGATACCAATTATCAAACATTTGATACTCGTGAGTATGAGAACAAGATTGTAAAAGTTGTTGTTCGTAAAAAGTCAGACACCAAAAAGTTTGAAAAGTTTATTGATAAACTTTATGCTTCAAATATTGCAGAACTCAAGATTATTGAAAACTTTGATATTCAAGAACCTCAAGAGTTTGAAGCATTTGAAAGTGAAGACACTATTTCTATCCTGAATAGATATATTGAGGAGGCAGAAATCAGTCTTGATAAATCAGTCATTCAAAGGATGATGCAAGAAATTTATCAAGAGGCATGTGAATTAGTTTAAATGTTTATTCTAACAATTAATGGCAGAGAAACAGAAGGAGCATATTCTGTTCTTGATGATGACGGAGAACACATTTTGTACCTTTTTGAAGAAGAGGATGATGCTGTTCGGTATGCTATGATGTTAGAAGAAGATGGATATCCAGAAATGCATGTTATTGAAATTGAAGATGAGGTGATGTTAAAAACTTGTAAAATGCATGGATATCAATATACAATTATTACACCTGATGATATCGTAATTCCTCCAAACACTGAACATGATTTTATTTAAAACTATTCGTTGGAAAAACTTTCTGAGCACTGGTAATCAATATACAGAAGTTGATTTCACAAAAAATAAAACCAATCTTATTGTAGGTACAAATGGAGCAGGGAAGAGTACTGTTCTTGATGCACTTACATTTGCTTTGTTTGGAAAACCATTTCGTAAGATTAATAAACCACAACTTGTCAATTCCGTAAATGAAAAGGACTGTAGAGTTGAAGTGGAGTTTTCTATTGGAAACACTGATTGGAAAGTTATAAGGGCAATTAAGCCTACACTCTTTGAGATTTGGAGGAACGATACTGCTTTAGATCAGTCCTCTGCTGCTTTGGACCAACAAAAGTGGTTAGAACAAAACGTTCTTAAGATGAACTATAAGTCCTTTACTCAAATTGTAATTTTGGGTAGCAGTACTTTTGTTCCTTTCATGCAACTTTCTGCAGCACATCGTCGGGAGGTGATTGAAGACCTTCTTGATATTAAAATTTTCTCTTCTATGAATGTGGTAATCAAAGAGAAGATTCGTCAGTCAAAGGAAGAAATTAAAGTTCTTGAATTGAAAAAAGAATCTCTTCTTGATAAAGTAAAGATGCAACAAGAGTTCATTGAAGAACTTGAGAATCGCGGAAAAGAAAGTATTGATAACAATAATCGAAAAATTTCTGATTTAAGTGAAGAAATAGAACAGCATTTGACTGATAATACTTCTTTAGAAGAACCTCTTTACAAACTAATTAGAGAGCAAGATAGTATCGTTGGTTATGCTGAAAAGTTAAAAAAACTTGGTCAATTAAAAGGTAAGATTTCGCAAAAAGTATCTACAATTACTAAAGAACATAAGTTCTTCACCGAGAATACGGTATGCCCCACTTGTACGCAGTCTATCGAAGAGACCTTCAGAATAAATAGAATTAACGACGCTCAAAATAAAGCAAAAGAGTTGCAATCTGGTTATAAAGAACTAGAGGAGGCAATTAAAGAGGAAGAAGAGCGAGAGCGTCAATTCACCGCTCTATCGAAGGAGATCTCAAAACTAACGAATGGCATTTCTCAAAATAATATTAAGATTAGCGGATTACAAAGACAAATCCGAAGTCTTGAACATGAAATTCAAGTTCTTACCGAGAACCTTGCAAACCGAAATTCTGAACATGAGAAACTAGAATCCTTCAAAGACAACTTAAAAACTACATACGACGAACTCGCTTCTAAAAAAGACACAATCAACTACTACGATTTTTCGTATAGTTTACTCAAAGACGGTGGAGTAAAATCCAAAATCATTAAGAAGTATTTGCCGCTCATCAATCAGCAGGT